CTCGTTGTCCCACACCTCAACCCAAGCAATCACCTCATTGCCCTGCTCGTCGAAGGAAGAGAACTTGCGCGCAAACATGTACAGCTCGCCCGTGATGCTGTCGTAGTGCGGATAGCAGGTGTCGCCTTCGAGGAACGACAGATTCTTGATGCCGAGCTTGCCCCGGTTGTAGTAGAAGACCATTGCGCCGTCGCCCGTGATGGCTGCTGAACGGCCTAGCTTGTACAGCGCGATGTCCATGTTCTTCGTGAGCCATCCCGTCTGGAAGTCGTAGAAGTTATCCTGCAAGGTGTCGCTGACCTTCGTGTCGGTGAGTTCGTGATGCACGTCGTTGCCGAACATGTGTACGAGGTGCTGCACGGTGATGACCGCCTGAAGTGGAACTGTTACGCGGAAGGTCTCCTCGCGGTACATCGTCTCCAGTTCCTCGCCATCCTCGGTGATGACCTTGCCGTAGTTGTAACATTCCGGGAAGAACACCTCGGATGTGATGCGGTGTGCCGACGGATAATACTCCTCCGCGAATTCCGTCTGCGTCATCGGCATCCCGACGAGAGCCTTCTCGGTGTATTTCATGTTTTCAATCTTGACAGCCGACTTCTCCTTGAGTCCGCTGTTCTGTAGCCTGTAGAACGGCTTTTTCGTCAATAAATCTGTTACTGCCATATCATATTGGGTTTGATGGGTTAATGGGGTAACGGGTTTTTCCCCTAGCACCACCACCCTTTGTTAATAATTGTCTTTCTCTGGAATATTCCCGGCACCTGCCTTGGCGACGTTCCCGTGATGAGGCCGAGGTTCTTCGGCTTGTGGCGCACGCCCTTGATGTTGAAGATGAACTTCATGGCCAGTCCCTCGACGAGGTCGGGCGATGCGTGACCTCCTATGCGCCTCTTCATCTGCGGCTTGTCTATGAGCCGTGTGGGGTCATCCTCACGGAATGCTATGACCTTACGCTCAATCATCAGTCGGTCGCGTATGGTTGCCTTCTTGTATCCCTTGCCGCTGATGCGCCGTTCAAGGATGGACGGCTCGATGCTTATTTCGCCGCTGATGAGCGCGTCGGCAAGGTATTGGAATGCCTGTGCCTTCAGGTTGTAGAAGATGCCCTTGAACTTCGGCTGCACCGCCTCGCGGTTGTTGAACGGCGTGGCCTTTGGAAAGAATCCCTGAAGGTACTTACCGACGCCGTTGAGGTCGTAGGTGAAGTTCTCCTCGCGTACGCCCCACCTTTCGAGCATCGAGGAGATGTTGTTCACCAACGTCTTGCCGTCTACCTTGCAGAAGAAGACGTCAGAGATGTGGTTGCCCGTCCAGAGCCACATCGTACACTGGTCGCCGCCGTCGAGTGCCGCATCGCACGACACCCGCTTGATGCCGTCTCCCGTCTGCATGGCATTGTCGAAGAAACGCTCCATGTGCTCGTATTTTACGAGGTCGTTGCCCGAAGACTTGTAGTTCCAGTTGCCTCCGAGGTCGCGCTCCGCCATCTCCTCACCACGTCCTGACAGCTGCTTGATATAGTCGGGTGATGACTGCATCAGTTCGATGTTGTCGGCCAGCTTCGCCTCGATGAAGGTCACGGAGGTGATGAACAGCTCCTCAGGCTTTCCGTAGCGTGCGAACCCCGGCTGCCAATATCGCATAATCTCGTTACGGCATTTCTCGAAGACCTCCTCACGCGTGTCGCCCCAGACGATGTCGGTGGGGTCGGTGTCGGAGCGCATATAGCAGTAGCGCACCACGCCGTCGCGTTCGGGAATGGGGTATCCCTCCTCCCCTATCCACCAGTCGATGAACTTGCGCACCCAACTGTCGGGGTCAGGGTTACAGGTGGCGAATATCCTGTTAGGGAGGCGGAAGGCGTTACGGTTACAGGAGGCAATCATCTTGAACTTGCGAAAATTCATCTGCGTCACCTCGTCGATGCCGATATACGAGAACTCCTTACCACGGAAGCGGTCATCGAACGTCTGGAAGTCACCGTCGTGGTAGGAGAAGCGCAGGGAGCCGCCGTAGTCGAACGACCATCCCATATTGTCCTTTGACACGCGAAACGTGCCGAAGTCGGGGAAGAGCTGCATAGACTTGTCGGCGAGGTCGTCGAGGTCGGACAGTCCCTTACGGAAGATGATGCCACGGAAATGCGGCTCATAGAGGTATTCTCCTGCCTTCATCAGCAAGGAGAATGACTTGGAGCCGCCCCTCGATCCGCCTCCTATGGTGATATCGGCCTTGGAGGAAAGCATGCGCTGCTGTCCCCCACGCTGGGCAATCATCAAGTTCTCGTTGTGCGCCCGGTCTTTCTCCCTTCTCTCCCTGAGGACTTCGATGTCCTCTTCGGAAAGCATCTCAATCGGATTGAACATAAACAAGCAATGACGGGCGTGTTTTTCACGCTTGAATGTTAAAATTTAACTATTTCGTTGGCAAATTTAAGAAAATAAACCGATTTTATTGCATTTTTCTGCAATTTTCTTGAAAATTTCTTTGCAAATTAAGAAAAAAGGTTTATTTTTGCGCTGTGAAAACACAGAAAAACTGTTTTATTCGCAATTTTATTCTCATGTGGCGACCCTAAACGCGTGAGTGTGGCGAATGAAACGCTTTCTCCGCAACCGCCGAAGGATAAAAAGATTGTATTCAGATTATTAACCAATATAAATGACATGGAGAAAGAACAAATCCTATCCACATTACAAGAGAAATTAGGACAAACCAGTTTCTCACAGCAGTCGTTGCAGACCTACGTTGACAACAACCTCCCCGCCGAGGGCGCAGAACCCGATGATGCGTACTGGACACGGCACATTGCCGTGCTGAAGTCGTTTCAGGGACAGTTCAACCACGATGTAGCGACAAAGGTCACCGAGCAGGCAAATGCCAAGTTCGAGGAGTACAAGAAGAACTGGAAGCCCGAAACCCCGAAGAAGGAAGAAGAGCCGACAGTAGGAGACTCCGAGAAGATCAGCGCGCTGGAAAAGGAACTTGAAGACCTCAAGAAGCAGTTCAGCGACAGTGCCAGCCGGATGACACAGGCAGAACTGATGGCAAAGGTGAAGGCTGCCATGAAGACGCAGAACGCCACCGATGCCTATGTTCTCGAAAAGACCCTTCAGGGCAAGGTATTAGACGCAACAAAGAGCGTTGAAGACCTTACGGCAGCAATGCTGGCCGAATACGACAAGGAATACAAAGCCTGTCGCGGCGACGGTGCTGCACCCCGCATGGGTAACGGCAGTCCTTCTGGCAAGAGCAAGCTAGACTTGCGCTTTGAGGCGAAGAAGCGCCGTCAGGAGGCCTCCAAGTGAGAGTTTTCAAATTAGTTTTTAACGTAAAAAGATTGTTAGGAAAATGAGTAACGCATTAAACACGGGCAACGCTTTCAACAGCGAGACCCTGACTGGCGGCCACGCCCGCAAGGTATGGCGCCGTATTGACGAGCAGCTTCCTGGCGGTTTCCGCATCAAGAACGTATCATCGTTCACAAGTGCCGGCCTTATCCGCAGCGGTATGGCCCTTGCCTACGACACCACCAGCGGTGCTGATGCCAAGGACGTGAACGTCGTTACCTGGGCGCAGATCAAGACCGCGATTACCGGGCAGAGTCCTGCCGGTATCGACTCTCTGAACATCATCGGCTTCCTTCAGGAAGATGTAGTGATTAAGGATTCCAACACCTACGCAACGGCCAACGTTGTGGTGAAGGGTGAAATCTACGGCTATATGCTTGGTGACACCGTTACCGACGCCACCGCTATCAGTGCTGCCGTGAAGGGAATGACTCAGAAAAATGGTCTGTCAATCCGCGTGGTTGACTAAGCCGAGTTATTAACGCATTAAAAAGGAAAGAAAATGAAGACAATACCAGTAACACTTAGAAGCATCATCGACTTAGGTCTCGGTGGTGAAGACTGGCAGACCTTCGTAGACCACTACGAAGAGAGATTCGACGCCTTGCGTATCGACGGTTTCTCGTTTGACCCGGTTAGCATCAACTACACTTTCCGTCAGCTGCTTTCCAAGGTTAACGCCACCGTACTGCCTACCTATGTAGATCCTGAGAGTGAGGGCTACGAGCTTCCGTTGGGAGAAATCGAGGGTGTCAGCAACAACATCCCCACCCAGAAGCTGTTCTATTCTGTCAACCGCGTGATTGTTCGCGAGCAGATGCAGTTGGCTCAGAAGTTCGGCTCTATGGCTCTGAACGATGAGATGGGTGAAATCATCTTCGGCCTTCTCGATGAAGGTACAGAGAAGCTGATTCAGAGTTTCGAGAACGCGCTGAACCACCAGCGTCATCAGATTGTGTCTACCGGCCAGTTCACCATCAATGCCACCAACAACCCCCGTGGTATCAAGGGACTGACCATCGGTTTCGGTCTGCCCGCAGGCAACACAGATACCCTGACGGGTACGGCACTCTGGTGGACTAACGCCACCCATGCTAACGAGGGTTCTGCTTCAGACCCCATCAAGTACATGCAGGACAGAGTGAAGTACATCCGCCGCACAGGTCACTACGGTGGCCCTCTGGCTCTTGAGATTTCACAGGATTTGTGGGACGACCTGCTTACCCACAGCAAGGTTCTCCAGAAAATCGGTTACGCAGCCGCTCCTACCGCAGCATCCGCAGCTATTGCCCAGAGCGTCGGTGAGAACACACCTGACGAGGCAAAGAAGGAGGCAATCCGCAAACTCATCCGTGTTGACGAAATCCGTGTCCGAGACACCTACGCCTACGTAAGTGCTCCCGATACCACCGGCTCCAACGAGCCTGACCTCGTGACCACCCAGATTGTGAACTTCTCGCCGACGAACATCTCGTTCGTTCCTACGGGCAAGCTCGGTGGCATCCAGGGTGTGCAGCCCATCTCGATGGGTTACAAGCCTGAAAACGTAGCCTACGCAATGGGCAAGCGTCTGCTGATTGAGACTGAAGACATTCCCCGCACTCACAGCATCAACGTGAACGGTGAGATGGCTCAGTTGTGCGTACCTAACGCCATCCGTCAGATGTTCATATCGACGGTGACCGTTTAAACCGAGAGCGTATCATGGACGGAACGATAACCATAGAGGACTATCTGCGTGGGGTCTCTCCCTTGATTGGCGATGAGGCCTTACGCTACGTCCTCGTACGGAGGAAGATAGACGCCGGTACGTCAATCACGTCTCTCTGTGAGCGTGACCTTGACTTGGCCGAGGGTCTATGCTACGCATGGCTGACCAACCTGCCCACCATCACGGGAACGGTGAAGGACGCCGACGGCGACTGGAGCCACTCC